CTACCTTTCGGCATCATCAGATCTACTGTCCTGCGGCTCTATTTTCTTCTTATGCTTGTTCATTTGCTTCGCTTCCCAGAACAGTCCGGTTAACACATCCATGACGCGCTGCCGATCAGTTGGGCTCATCGGCACGCCGTCGAACATGACTTCGCCATCGTCCTCAAGCAGCTTCTTGAAGTCGCGCTTATCTTTATACGTAGCCCATTCGGGTATTGTTGCCATGGAATGGTCGCGGCCGAGCAAATAATCGGTTGTCGTGGTTAAAATATCGGCTAATTTCTGCAAATCCTCGCTCGTCGGCGTAACGCGGTCATTCTCGATATGACCGAAATTGGAGCGGCCCATTTCCAATTTAGCAGCAATCTCCTGCTGCGTCAGCCCTCTTTCCGTGCGTAGTTGCTTGATTCGTGAACCTAGTGACATTTTGAATACCCTCCATTATTATCAATTCGGTATTTAAACTACTTGACGGTATTATAAATACCGAATAAAATGAGAATCATCAGAAGGAAGCATATAGCTGTCGGACAAATAGCGGGGATGCTATTAAGAATACTTCACAGCTAGTATATTTCTCGCTGATGGTATTGTCAATACTGGATGATAGCTATATTTTTTTGTAATAAAGGGTATTTAAAATACTTAGCCGATAAATAGGAGGTCATATCTAATGAATAAGGAAGAAATCGTACTGGATCTGCTTAGTTCTTATCGTCGTCTGACCGCACGCATGAAGCAGCTTGAGAAAACTTCGGTCGGACCGGGCATCCGACTAAGCGCAGTTTCTGAGGACGACAAGCTTCAAGAGCTCCATAGAGAGCTGCGCAAGCTGTCTAGCTGCATGTACTTGGACGAGAGGGAGCTGCAGATTGAATCGGCCGCGCATGCGAACTTGACCAAATATCCGCTTGGGACGCGGGCACAATTAAAGGAAGTGAAACGAGTTCGTGAGTCGGCTAGCCCGGAGGACGAGCAGCTGCTCAAAGAATTGGAGAGCAAGATCAAGAAGGTGCTGGAGGCGCGGGCTGGTTCATCCTCTTCGGAGGGGTATAGAGGCGTACTCGATAAGATCAGCGAGCTGCAGGATTTGGAGCGCCGGAAGCGGGAGATCGACGAAGCACTTGAAGCTCTGGAGGAGTTCGAGCCCCAGTATGCGCAACTGCTGAAGCTTCGTTATATAGAAGGAAAACAAGCGGAATTCGTTGCTTCGGAGCTCGGCATTGTCGATCGCACGTTCCGCAGATGGAAACAAAAGGCGGTCCAGGAGCTTGTCCGGTTTATGTCCGCTTAATGTCCGCAGGTTGTCCGCCGGATGTCCGATATCGCCGAATAAACCGTGCTAATATGATATTGTGCAAGAGATCATGAGCGAGGGACAAGCGGCTGAGGGATGAGCCGCTTGTCCCTTTTTTGCACCCATCCGAGAGGAGTGATTGAGGCGTAGCAGCAAGGAGCAACAACTTAAACCTTGGAAGACGGAGGTGCGTTTCGATGAGGAAGAACGACAGGAAAGAGACGAAGCCGGAGCGATGCTTCAGCAAGTCGCAGCTGACTGCGGCGAGAAGGTATTCGACTTCCGATAAGGACGTCCTAGCCGCGGTGCTGGACGAGGACGAAACTTACTCGCATGAACAAGCAACGAAACTAATAAGCGCGTATTTGACAAAGGAGGTCATGTAGAACATGGCAGGAGGAAATTGGACAACGCAAAACAAAATTCGTCCCGGCGTCTATATTAATGTGGTCGGCGAGAAAAAGGCAGTTAACAGTATCGCGGAAAGAGGGATCGTATCGGTTCCGCTCATCCTTAACTGGGGTCAGCCGCAGCAAATGATGGAGATCAACGCGGAGTCGAATATATTCAGCTTGCTCGGTTACGGTCTTGACGCACCGGAGCTGCAAGGGCTGGCAAGCGCGCTGAATCGTGCGAAGACGGTGCTTGTGTATCGATTGAACGAAGGTGCGAAAGCGAACGCTTCGATAGGCGATCTTACGGCGACTGCCAAATTCGGCGGCGTACGAGGCAATGATGTGAAGGTTGCCGTTCAAGAAAACGTCGATAACGGTCAACTGTTCGATGTTATTACTTACGTATCGAGTGTGCAGGTGGATGTTCAGACGGTTGACGGCATTGCAGCTCTTGAACCGAATGCTTTCGTCGAATTCAGCGGCACGGGCGCTCTTGGCGCAGCTGCCGGCACGCGGCTTGCAGGCGGCACGAACGGCTCGATCACGAATCAGCAACACATTGACTTCCTATCGAAGATCGAGCTGCAAGATTTCAATACCATCGCGCTCGTATCTAGCGACGAGTCGCTTAAAGCGGCTTATGCCGCATTTGCCCGCCGACTTCGCGAGGTAGAAGGCCGTAAAATCCAGGTCGTGCTCGCGAAATATCCGGCTGCCGATCATGAAGGCGTCATTAGCGTCAAAAACGGCGTGAAGCTGGCAGACGGCACTATCGTTGACGCGGAACAGGCAACGGTATGGGTGGCAGCCGCAACGGCTGGCGCTGCAATGAACAAGTCTCTGACTTACGAGGCGTACGAGGACGCCGTCGATGCGGATGTTCGTTATACGAATACGCAGATCGAGGCAGCGCTGCAAGCCGGCGAATTCGTATTCACGGCGAGCAACGGCCGAGCTATCGTCGAGCAGGACATTAATACGCTGACGACTCTTGCGGACGGAAAGAGCCAAGTTTTTGCTAAAAACCGAGTCATTCGCGTGCTGGACGGTATTGCGAACGACCTTAAACATATTTTCGAAGCCTCGTATATCGGTAAGATCGACAATAGCCAGGACGGTCGCAGTCTGTTCCGGAGCGAATGCGTGAAGTATTTGGACAGCTTGCAGCGCCGCGGTGCGATTCAGCAGTTCGATTCGCAGACAGACCTGACCGTTTCGAGCGGCGAGTCTGCTGACAGCATCTTTATCGATGCATATATCAAACCGGTGGACAGCGTAGAAAAAGTATATATGAAAGTGACGGTGAAGTAAGATGGCATTTTTGAACGCGGGAGATACGATTTCCGGCCAAGAGGGACGGGCATACGCCAATATTAACGGACAAACCGAGGAAATGTTCTATATTAAAACGCTGGAAGCGAGCATCGAGAAGACGAAGGCCGAGATCAAGACGCTCGGACACCGCGGCTTGCAGCATAAGGCGACAGGCTGGTCGGGTACAGGCAGCATGACGATTTATTACGTAACGACGAAGTTCCGCCAAATGATGCTGGACTACGTGAAAACGGGTATCGATTCTTATTTCGACGTCGTAATCGTGAACGAGGATCCGGCTTCAACCATCGGCAAGCAGACAGTAACGCTTTATAACGTGAACCTGAACAAGGTCATCATCGGCAAGCTTGATACGGAGAGCGAGGCGCTGGAGGAAGAATTGGAATTTACCTTTGAAGGCGTCGATATTCAAGATTCATTCACGAGACTTGCAGGCATTTAAATTATTAAAATCATATAAACATATCGGAGGACGAACATGAGTGAACTAAGTTTATTTTTTGCGCAACATGCTGCTGCTGAGGAGACAGAACCTTTTATCGTATCGAATCGGTTCAAGAATGCGGGGGGCGAGCCGATTGCATGGCAGCTTCGCAGCATGACGGAGGCGGAGAACGAGGATTGCCGCAAATCGGCGACGCGCAAGGTGAAGGGCAAGAATGGGGTATTCGTGCCCGAGACGAATACGGATGAATACTTGGCGAAGCTGGTCGTCAGCAGCATTCATTTCCCGAACTTGAAGGATTCGGAACTGCAAAAGTCTTACGGCGTCATGGGAGCGGAAAATCTGCTTCGCACCATGTTGCGTCCGGGCGAATATGCGTCCCTCGTCCAGCGCGTACAGGACATTAACGGCTTCAACCAAAGCTTGAACGATCTGGCTGACGACGTAAAAAACTAATCAAAGAGGGCGACGGCGAAGCGAACTACGCTTACTACGCCCTCCATGAACTGCGCATCTTGCCCCACGAGCTGATGGCGATGTCCCGCCGCGAGAAAGCGGCTATCTATGCCATGATCGACGTCCGCATCGAGAGCGAGAAGAAGCAGCGCGCCAGATCGAAACGAAAATAAGGACGGGCAGCGCTCTCGGCATCGGGAGCGCTCTTGCCCGTGTGAAGGGGGTGAAGGGATGGCAAGTCAATTCGATACACTGATATCAGAGAGAGCTATGATTGTAGTCAGGGGAACTAATATAGGGATAGCTGCTGATATTCGTGTAAGCTTCATGAATCTTGCGGAGCAAGGGAGGCTTTTGCTTGAAGGTGTTTCTGCAGCTAAACAAGAAATTGAGCAGATGGATACAGAGTTCAAGAAGGCAACGACTTCAATGAATGAGTTCACGGAGTCAATTAAGAAGTTGAAAGAAGCTGCAGATCAAAGCTCCGGGTCGGGAGATCCTAATAATAACGGAAATAACGGTAACAATGGCAACAACGGTCGACGCGGTTTTCGTGAGCTTTTTGATGATCCATTTGAAGTAATTGCTGGGATAGGAAATATATTAAGCTCAATCGTTGCTATAAACGAATTGACCCAAAATCCAGCTCCTCCAGAAGCTGCTCCTCCGCCAGCAGATTTAGCAGCGCAGGCAGAAGAAGGGGCAACCTTTTGGGAAACGGCAATTGTTAAAGCTGGTCAAACGGCTGCGAAAATGATAAAAATGGCCATATCGGGCGCCGTGGAAGAAGATCAAATGCGAGCAATGCTCATTGCAAGAAGCGGTGGCGAGGAAGCCGGAGGTCCATTATTCGATCATATACGCAAAAATGCGGTAGATAACGGTGTCGATGTAACAGAAGGGGTAAAAACTGCGCTCACGCTTATGCCAGCTGCCAACGACACTTCGCAACTAGACCGTATGTCGACGATGGCCATGAAAATGTCCAAGTTCGACATCGGTGGAGGTGGTGTGGAAGGAGCAGCGTCCGCGATCAAAGATGCACTGTCTTCCGGCGACTTTTCGGACATAGCCAGTCAATTCAATATGAGTCCCGAAATCGTAGAGGGTATTGATATTACTAAATTCACGAATCCTGGCGAGGATAGCGTGGATGGATTCCTGAATGCGCTCGATCAAGTTCTTGTGAAAGCCAATATGGGAGAGGAAGCTTTAGCTACAGCCATGAATACTCCGAATGAGCAGATAGCCGCTCTAAAGAATAAGGTTAAAGCTGGGTTCGCAGGAGCAGGTTCGGGAGCAATTGCGGCCTTTACACCGATTCTTGCTGCAGTTAACGAGCTGTTTAATTCAGGTAAGCTCCAGCCATTTTTTGATATATTCGGTGCTGGGCTCTCGTTTGTAGCCCAAATGCTGGCTGTCGTTGCTGAAGGGGCATTATGGCTGGTAGATCAGTTTATTGCATACTGGCCTGCGATAGCGACTGTTTTCGCATTGCTCGGTGCTGTTCTGCTGCCAACCATATTAACAGCACTATGGGGACTTCTTACCCCTTTATGGACAATGGTAGCCCCTGTACTGGCGCAAGCAGCTGCATGGCTGTTAGTTAACTGGCCGATACTGCTTATCATTTTGGCGATTGGTATTTTAATTGGCATTATGATTTATTTTGGAGCAGAAACAGAAGCTGTTGTCGGCATTATTACTGGCGTCTTTTATGCTTTCTTCACTGTATTGAAAAACTTGTTTGCTGGATTATGGAATATCATTTTGGAGGTAGTAGGATTTTTCGTGAATATTTTCTTTGACGCAACTTATGGCATTCGGAAGTTTTTCTTTGATCTAGTTCAAACGGTGCTCGGATACTTTGAGGGATTGATCAATAAACTTATTGATAATGTCAATTGGTTAATCGAGAAGCTGAACGCCATCAGCGGAGCTAAGATCCCATTGATAGCCGAGTTTGAGGCTAGCGCATTGGAGAAGTTCGATCCCGAGAATCATAAGGAAGGCTTTGATCCGTCGAAGTACAAGATGGCGCAAACGGATGTAGGCGATGCTTTCGACCAAGGTAATAAAGCGGGCAAGGGGTTCATGAGCAATCTCAATAACGGACTAGGTGACCTGGGGGCTGAGCTCAAGGAAGCTACCGGAGGTAAAATTGCTGAACAGCCTCCCGGTACCCAGGGTTTGGGTGGAACCCAACCAAACATCAACCGAGTCAACGAAGTCGGAAGCATCAACGAAACCGTCGATATTTCGAGCGAGGATTTGAAGACGATGAGGGAGCTCGCCGAGATGAAGAACATTCAAAACTTCGTGTCCTTGCAGCCGAGCGTTAGCGTGCAGACCGGCGATATTAACAACGGCTACGACATTGATACGATCATCGGACGAATCGAGCGGACGCTCAATGAGCAGATCGCGACCTCCGCAGAAGGAGTGTATGCATAATGCTGACGAACAACCATACCGATTATGGCATTTGGCTCAGCTATAACAACCAGCAGGAGGGCTTCCGAATTCCAGTTAATCCGCCGGATATTTCTATTGGGGATTCTGGTGGAGGCAAAACCTACGAGGTTTCCGGTCTTGGCGAGATTAATGTCATTCAGAGTCCAAAGTTAACGGATATTTCATTCAAAAGCGTTTTCCCGGTCAATCACTATGCCTTCGTTGCAAGTCAGGTACTGTACGAGCCGGTTTACTACGTGAACTTGATCCTGAACTGGATGAAAACGAAGCATCCGATCAGGTTAGTTTTTACGGGCGCTTCATTTGATCTGAATATGGCGGTTAGTATCGAGAAATTCGAATGGTCGGAAATCGCGGGCTCTTCGGACATCGAATATAGCATCGGGCTGAAGAAGTTCGTATTTTACGGTGCGAGGAAAGTGATTCTGGATAATAATCAAACCGGAGTCAAGAAAAAGGCGAGTCGACCCTCGGACCGTCAAAGCCCTAAGACGTATAGGATGGCTAAAGGCGATACGCTTATAAAAGTGGCAAAGCAGCAGCTTGGAAGTGCGACACTAGCACGAGATATTAAGCGGTGGAACAAAATTAAAGATTGGCAGCTGTTGAAGAAAGATGCGCTCGAAGGCAAAATATTAAAGCTAAAGGAGTGATGCGATGCTGGAGATACTAATCGATAATCGCAACGGTAAGGTGTGGGATATAACGAGTATTGTTCCGTCACTGACGTACAAAACGAAACGTATCGGATCGGCATCCAGTCTTAGCTTAACCCTTATAAAGGGCAGCCTGTTCCAAAGCGACGAATTTACGGTTAATTCAGGCGATGTTATTCGCGTAATGAAGGATGGCACAGGTGTCTTTTACGGTTATGTATTCGAGATTGATTCCGGCATGGACGAGAGCGTGTCGATCACAGCCTATGACCAGATCCGATATTTGCTTGCTAATGACTCGTATGTATTCAAAAATAATACGGCGTCGGAAATCGTGAAGAAAATCGCTGACGATTTTGAACTGAGGCTCGGGACTATCTCGGATACAGGTTACAAAATCCCGTCAATGGCCGAAAAAGATAAGAAGCTGCTGGACATTATTTGCAAGGCGTTAGATTTGACGCTGATTAATGAAGGAGGGAACTTCTTTCTATACGATAATTTCGGCAAGCTGTCGCTTCGCAATATTAAGGAGATGAAGCTGGACATCGTTGTCGGCGATTGGAGTCTGATGGACGATTACGGTTATAAGCGTTCGATCGACAGCGATACGTACAACCATATTAAAGTGTTTCAAGACAATAAGAAGACGGGGAAACGGGATATTCATGTTGGTCAGGACAGCGCTAATATTGCCAAGTGGGGGCGGCTTCAGCTGTATCAGCAAGCGGATGAAAAAATGAATGAGGCGCAGATCAAGACGCTTGTCGATCAATTACTGACCTTGAAAAATCGCGAGCAGAGGACCCTTAGCATTGATGCAATTGGCGATCTGCGTGTACGCGCGGGCTGTTATATTCCCGTAGTGATTCAGGAACTCGATATTAGCCAATATTTTCTCGTGGAAGACTGTACGCATAAATTCGATGCGGATACGCATACGATGAGTCTGGAATTGAGGGTGATTTGATGGCATTGCTTGATTCGATCAAAAAAGCCGGCGCGGCAGCATACGCATCTGGCAACCCGATGGCTGTCCTAGTCGGAAAAGTAACGAGTGTAAATCCTCTGGAAGTGAACGTGGATCCACGTTTCACGCTGCCGGAGGATTTTTTGATTGTACCGGAAAGCTTAACGAAGATGGAAGTTGATCTTTCACATAGTCATAACTCATATGAAGGTTCGACTGGAGAAGCGCTGACGAATAAGGTTGTTATTCGAAAGGGGCTTGAGGCCGGCGATGCCGTGCTTCTGCTTCGCGTGCAGGGCGGACAACAATACGTAGTGCTGGATAAGGTGGTGCGCCCATGATTCCGCAAGGGACTAGCTTGTCCGAGGCGGAGCTCAGAGAGCGGACCGAGACGAGCAGAACGTATAAGCTGGATTCTGTGGGTAATCGCGTGATTGGTCTAACGGATGGGCTAGATGCGGTGAGGCAATCGGCATTCAAAATATTGCAGACAGAACGTTACCGCTTCTTCTGTTACAGTGCCGATTATGGCGTTGAACTGGAGGGACTGGTAGGTGCCGATCCGGCATTCGTCCGTTCCGAGCTTAAGCGACGGGTAAGCGAAGCGTTGCTGCAGGATGACCGGATTAGCGAAGTGAATGATTTTGTCATTGAGATCGACGGCGATGGGGCGCTTGCAGCCTTCACCGTTGTATCTGATTTTGGCAGCTTTCGAGAGGAGGTGAGGCAAAATGTATGAGAACGTAACATTTACTTCTTTGTTGCAGCGCATGTTGGATCGCGTTCCGAATGACGTCGATAAGCGTGAAGGCAGTATTATTTATGACGCTTTGGCGCCTGCGGCTGCGGAATTAGGCGAAATGTACGCGCAGTTGGATATTCAGATGGCGTTAACCTTTGGCGACACGTCCAGTGGTGAGTATCTGAGCAGGCGAACAGCCGATTTCGGGATTATAAGGCAACCGGCTACGAAAGCAAAGCGGTTGGGACGCTTTTATGGAGGGGGCGATACGCCGTTTGATATTCCGATCGGCAGTCGTTTCTCGGCTAATCAATTGAACTTCAGGGCAATTGAACGCCTTGCAGATGGTGAATATGCGCTAGAGTGTGAGTCCGTCGGGCGCAGCGGCAATGAGCCGTACGGGGCCCTGCTTCCTATTGATTACGTAAATGGGCTTGCGTCCGCTATGCTGATGGATATATTGGTGCCAGGCGAGGATGAGGAGTCGGATGATCTGCTGCGCAGCCGATTTTTTGCCGAGATTCAAAGTCCGGGTACGAGCGGCAATCAGTCCGATTACCGGAAGTGGGCACTGTCGATAGCTGGCGTGGGCGATGTCAGGGTTGAGCCGTTGTGGAACGGACCGGGTACGGTTCGTGTTGTCGTCATTGACAGCAACAAAAAGCCGGCGACTAGCCAGTTGGTGGATGACGTGCAGCAATATATTTGTCCCGTGGCGGGCACAGGAGAAGGTGTAGCGCCGATTGGAGCAAACGTAACGGTCACTGCCGCGCAGGGAGTAGCGATTAACGTTTCAGCTAGTGTTGAGCTAACAGGCACATCAAATTTGGCAACGGTGAAGATAGCTTTCAGTGAAGCATTGGAAGCCTATTTGCGTAGCATCGCTTTCTCAAGCGATCCGTCTCCTAAATACGTTCGAATCGGCTCGATGTTGCTTGACGTACCGGGCATTCACGATTTCGCGAGCTTGACGGTGAATGGCGGCGATTTAAATGTCACCGTGTTGCCTGGGCAGGTTGCCGTCATCGGGGAGGTGACCTTGAGTGAATGATTTGGCAAGTCCCATGGGACGAGAGTGGCTAGGTCATCTGCCTAGCTTTTATGAGGTCATTAAAGAGTTTCGTTTGTTAGCTGAGGCTGAAGGTGAAGAACTGGATAGCTTAGTAACGGCAATTGATGCTGGTTTTAATCAACGATTCATAGATTCTGCTACATGGGGGCTGGCGAGATGGGAGCGGGAACTTGGCATTAAGCCATCCGCAGGCCAACCCTACGATCAGCGTCGGGCCGTTATCCGCTCGAAGCTTCGCGGGACGGGGACAGTCACTGCGAGGCTGATTAAGTCGGTGGCGGAAGCTTATTCGAATGGGGTAGTTGAGGTGGCCGAGGATTACGCCGGTTATAAGGTTACAGTAACCTTTGTTTCGACGCTCGGCGTGCCTCCGAATTTAGCAGATTTGGAGAAGGTGATACGTGGCGTGTTGCCTGCCCATTTGCGAATTGAATATATGTTCATCTATATAACGTTCGGTGAGCTCGAAGACTACGGGACTACTTTCGGCACACTGGCCGGGCTTACATTCGGACAACTTGAAACGTGGGAGGGACCATAATATGCAGACGCTGCCAAGCGGAATAAAGAAACTAGAAGCGACCGATAACGCTACGGTTGCGAATTTAAATGCAAACGTTGATTTACTCGACGCGAAAATAACGAAGCTCAGCGGTATCGAGGCGGGCGCGGGAACGGCAAATAGTGCGACGGATACCGTTATAGGCAACCGAACAATTGACGATACGGTAGTTGCATCTGCGGGAGCAGACACGCCTACTCGCTTGTGGTCTAAGCTCGCAAACGTGATAAAAGGTGTTATGGGCACCGCTACTTGGTACACGCTTCCGTCAATGACAATCACAGCGATTATCACAGCGCTCGGATTAAAAGCTCCACTAGGTTCTCCATCATTAACGGGCACGCCTACAGCTCCTACGGCGGCCGCAGATACAAGTACTCAACAACTAGCGACAACTGCTTACGTTGTCGGTCAAGCGGGAACAACTACTCCGTTGGTTAACGGGACAGCGGCTGTAGGTACGTCTCCGAAATTTGCACGCCAAGATCACGTACATCCAACGGATACGACGAGAGCACCGTTAGCGAGTCCAGCGCTGATAGGAACGCCGACCGCCCCAACAGCGGCGGTAGGTACAAATACAACGCAAATAGCTACGTCAGCGTTCGCAAATGCAGCGGTTGCGGCGAAAATTACGAACAAGATCACTGTATCTACGACAGCGCCGACAAGCCCCGCCGTTAATGATATATGGATTGATACGAGCGTATAAAGGGGGCGGGCTGAATGGCTGAAATTTCATTACCGTCTGATGCTTTTTGGGGAACGTCAAAGCGAGCTATTACGACAACTGACAACGGTCATATATACATTACAGCGTCGCGTTTCAACGGGGTCACTTACTACGTAGCCCTGTACCGTTCGACAGACGGGGGTAGTACGTGGACTCTTATAAAAGATCAAATATCGAGCTCCGGGTCCGTATCTTTGCCTTATGCGGTGCATTCCTACGGGAACAGCGTCTATGTAGGCTGTACCTCTTCAAGTGGGTATGTAAATATCGGCAAGTATGATGGCGATACGGGGATATGGACGCAGTTACTTACAAACTCTTCGCTAATCACTGATGTATCTTCCATTGATATTTTGGTGTACGGGCAACAGATATATTTTGCCTGCGCATCCGGCTCAGGCACGGGAATACGCTGCCGGGTTTTATACAGTGACAATGGTGGCGGAACTTGGACAACCTACGCACCATCCGTGAATATGGCCGGTGCTCCTAACATTGCACGGGGAAGTGACGGGTGGGTATACGTTGCATATTTGCAATACGGAAATTCGACCACAGCCGATCCTCTAGTTTATTGTGCTAAACGTGACCAGTCTACAGGAACTTGGTCTGTTACTAAGACTGATATTGACTATGGCGGGGTTAACCATTTTACAGTTGGCGTCCCAAGTATCACCGTTTCATCTGACAATAAAGTGGTAATTGTTGCAACATCGGACCAAGATTCTAGTACAGGCAGCACAGTACCTAAGATTACTATATCCACTGACCACGCTTCAACATGGAGCGTACCTGTAGAGATAATAGCTTCGCAGACATGGAGTAATTCAATAGCTGTCCCACTAGCCTCCGATAATGCTGGAAATATATATATGCTTTTGCAATCGCCGTTAAATACTACTAGCAATCCTAATGGAATCAATGGTAAGTGCGTGGTCTATAAATATGACTTCAATACTTGGACGGAGTTCCTGACGTTACAAGAAACCTCGACGACTACCTATATTTACTCGGTGTTTGGGGCTATGGAACGCGAAGTCAAACTTTCCCGGCTCAGTATACTGTACGTCAAGTATGCGGCATCAGGGCAGACCCGAAATATGATCTACAATTACTTTATGTTTTCCTTTTCAAAGATCAAGCGATGGAACGGGTCGGCATGGGTTTCTGATGTGAAAGCGGTTCGTGTATGGAATGGTTCGGCGTGGGTGGCTAGTAAGCCAAAACGGTGGGACGGTTCGAACAATGTAACTGTAAAGTAGGGCAGGTGCATAGCGCTCCTACCCTTTAATAAGTCGTCAAGAGGGTAGCCGTGGAGGGGTCAACACAGCTAATCAGCGGGGCAATGTAACAGGGACTATTGGCATTACTGTTCATATCGCTGTTATTGTACCAACTACAGGAACACAAGAGTACCAAGGAGGAAGCTCGTCAGCGTGAGATAAGTTGATAACGTTTATCAACGAAATCAGCGATCAGTTTGAATCACTTGCCAAACAGTATGAGCGTAATTCCGATGATGTCCATTCGATAAAAAAGGACATATCGGCAAAGCGTAAGGAGGGATAACCTATATTAACACTAGCACAGGTTAAAGCAAAATCAGAGAGTAAAATGATCGGCTTACATTCCGTAGTCCGTTAAAGGTGCAACTGCGTTGATTGAACGTTCCTATGCCAAAGGAATCTATATGCTTTGATTATCTCTAGTAATGCGGCTGTTGCACCTTTCAACTACCAAATGAATCTGTATAAGTATTTTACCGGGAACAGATACCTGGCAGTTGCTTCACAACTTTAGGAATTCTGCTACCGTAGCTACAGTAAGTAGTCAAAACCAATATCCAGCTATCAGTTTATCTAGCCTTATAGCAGGATCAGCCCTTGGCGGTGTATAACACATTCAACATTAACTACGGTAACATTAAAGTTTGGAACGGATCGGCGTGGTTGAGCAAAATATCCGAAGTCAGGACATGGAATGGCACTGCATGGGTAACTCGAACAGTACAAAAGGCAAATAGCGGTGGCGCTTTCGCAAACATAACGGGTCTTACGTATGGATTATGTATGGCTAATAAGTTTAGACGAAAATGGTGCACGCATCATCTATAATTGGATACGGAGGGGGAGGCGCTAAAATACGCAGGTACAATTGTAAGCAACCAATTAGCCGGCACTACGGTTAAGCGGTTGTTTAGCGTTAACGTAGAGTCGGGAGCTTTCGTAGAACTCGACTTTATTGTAGAAAACATGGCGCTTGCATTCCGCGAGAAAAGTGGCGTATAAATGAACGGTCAAAATATTCTTAACGGAGGTACTGGCGTTGTCGGCGCCCAATTTGCATTCACGAAATCGCTGACGTTTTGAAGACAAACCGTTGCAACCATCAGCGTATTATAAACGCTCCGCTTCGGCGGGGCTTTTCTTTTAGGAGGGAGACAGGCGAATGAATCATATAAAAGAAGCGGTGTCTACAGTATTGATTGCAGCTATCGGAACAGGCGGCAAAGAAACCGCCCTCAGCAGCACAATCGCTGGGGCGGGGGTTATCGTGTCGGGTTGGCTCGGCGGGTGGGATAAGGCGCTGCAGGTGCTGCTTTTGCTCATGTTGGTCGACTATGTGACGGGCGTGCTAGGGGCGATTAAGACGAAGCTCATCGACAGCGAAGCGATGTTCTGGGGCGGAGTGCGCAAGATTACGGTGCTGTTCGTGATCGGTCTTGCAGCGCTGATGGACGACTGGGTGCAGCCCGGAGTCCCAATCTTCCGCACAGCGGCGGTCTACTTCTACGCTGGCAGGGAGGGTCTCTCCGTCATCGAAAATCTCGGTACGATCGGCGTACCGTTGCCAGGCAAGCTGAAGCAGTTTCTAGCGCAACTGAGCGATAAGGGAGAGACGAAGAATGGGAGCGGTTAACTACATCATAGATCACATCCCGCTCGGCACGCCTTGCAATCGCCGTCCCGCACATCCGATGCTGCAACCGACGACGATTACGGTGCATAACACGGGCAACCCATCGAGCACAGCAAGGAATGAACGGGATTGGCTTGCCAATCCAACTAACAATCGAACAGCTTCCTATCATATTGTAGTAGATGAGCATCAAGCGATCGAATGCATTCCTATTTGGGAAAATAGTTGGCATGCAGGCGACGGCAGTGTTCCGATGATCAGCGGCAATCGGACATCGATCTCTATCGAAATATGCGAGAGCGGCAACTACGAGCGGACATTGGACCAAGCAACCGAACTCGTGGCCAGGCTTTTAACTGAAAGAGGCTGGGGCATTGAACGGCTTCGCAGACATTATGACTGGTCCGGTAAAATATGTCCGCGGCTCATGTACGACAAAGGAAGGTGGACAGGCTGGTTGCAATTCAAGCAGCGGGTAACCGCCAAGCTGGCACAAACGACCATAGGGGGAGAGACGATGACGAAGGAAGAGAAGGCGCTGCTGGAGAGCATTAAGACGACCGTCCAACATTTAGCGCAGCGTGTGGAGTATCTGGAGAACAAACAAAGAATGAACATACCGGCATATGCGCAAGCGGCGGTGGAAGCCGCAGTAGGCGCTGGCCTTCTTTATGAGCCTGAAGAGAGCTCGGAGGATTTCTACCGGCTTCTAACGATTATTCACCGCAAAGGTCTAATCTGACCGAACATGAAGACCTCGTATGGTATCTACTCATTGTGTGCTTCCCTACGACTAAGCGGTTAGTATCTCGCAGTGTAGGGAAGCCGCTTTTTAGTTTGACGTATTGTATTTCCCGAAATTCAGGTCCAGAGGTCCTCCGGTTGAGCCGTGAAGAAGCAAATGCAAACGATCATCTGCATCTCTAGCTATTTCTCCGAACACTCCAGTGTAAGGGGGCAATAGTGGATCTTCATTTTTATCCAGTTTTCCATCAACATATAATTCTGCTTGTTCCTCATCATACCAGAATGAAACGGAGTCGTATCCTGCGAATTCAACGCCCAATTTGATCAACAACTCTTCACGTTCATAATAATCGGATGGCGTATTTTTCAAATAAACAACGATTTCGTCATTATCGGACGTTATTTCTTCGTAATCTAATTTTTCTCCATTCGTTAGAAGACCCAATACTTTTTCATACCATATTATCTTCTCGTTCGTCTCCTCGTTCGTTTTATCCTCCTCCTTCTCTAGATCCGTTTCCATATTCGTATTAACGCCTTCGTGTGGGCTAATTAATTGCTTCTTCGTTGACACCATTTCATTTTGTTCTAGATAGTCACCATCTGTTTTTATGTTTGCTAGATAACCCATTATAAATGCTGCAATGATTGCCGTTGCTAGAGATAGGACGAATATCGTTTTTCTCAT